TCGCTAAAAAGCGTTTTGGACATTTATTTTTGTCCTTTTCGATTTTTTTTCACCTACTTTTTTCTTTGTTTTGTGTGTTTTTATTATTTTCAAAAAAAAATAATAAAAAAATATAATAATTTGTTTTCGTTTATTTTTAGTTTTTTTTGATAATTTTATATTTTAATATAATTAATGAATAATATATTATCTTATATGATTTGCTTACAAAAAAATAATGCAAATGAACAAGATTATAAACAAATAATAATTAATTTGACTAACGAAATTAACGATATTAAAGATGAATTAGAAGAATATAAAAAATTTCATGATGCAATATTAGAAAATAATGTGATACAAGAAAAATTTGAAGATTATGAAGAAATAATAAAAAAATTAAAAAAAGAAAATAATACATTACAAAAAAAAATAAATGTATTAGATGATAGTAAAAAAAAAAATTAAATTAATTTAGACATGTTGTTTCAAAAATTTTAGATGTAACAAGGTAAGGGTCACAATTTGAACTAGGGCGTCTATCCTCAAAATATCCTTTTTTATCTGTAAAAGTTTTATTTCCAATTCTAACAGAAGCACCACGATTTCCAACTCCAAATGTAAAAATATCATATGATGCTGTTTCGTGTTTACCTGTCATTCTTTGTTCATTTCCAGTTCCATAAACTTGCATATGTTCATTGTGTTTATCAGCAAGCTTTTCAATAGCATTATTAATATAATCTAAACCAGTTGTATTACCATATCCTTCTCTCATATTTTTAGTGCTATAGTTTGTATGACAACCTGAACCATTCCAATCACCTTTCAATGGTTTTGGTTCAAAATCAATTGAAATATTTTCTTTTTCAGCAATTTTTATTAATAAATATCTTGCTAAAATCATTTCATCGCCAGCATTTATACCTTCACAAGGTCCAATTTGAAACTCCCATTGTCCTGGTGCAACTTCAGCATTAATACCAGAAATATTAATTCCATAAAGAATACAAACTTTTAAATGTTTTTCCGCGATTTCTCTACCAAAAGCATTTTCAGCGCCAACACCGCAATAGTATTGACCTTGTTTTTGTGAATTTTTATAACCAATAGGCTCAGGATGTTGCAAATTTTTCATCATAAAATATTCTTGCTCCATACCAAACCAAGGTTTTTCTTCTAATTTTGTATTAAATAATTCTAGAGCTAATTTTCTGTTATTATTTTTAGCAGGTTCACCATTTGATTTATAAGTATCACAAATAATAAAATATCTTTTTTCTGCATATATGGGTTCAGGATACATATTTACTGCTTTTAAAGTAATTTCAGAATCATCACCATCTGCTTGTTGAGTTGAACTTCCATCATAATTCCATTCTAACTGGGAAAGTAATATTTTCTTATCCATAGTTTCTATATTTTTATCTAATTTAAAAACTCTAATTTTACTTCGAAGTTCATTATTACCTCCAATCCAAACGTAATCTAAAATAATTTTATTTATAAACATATTTTATATTATATAAAATATGTTTACTTTATATCGATTTAAAACATATTTTATATGATTATAAATATATATATAAATTAAAATGCCAAATAAAATAAATTTTAAACCAGATAACCTAATATGTTCACCAACAAAAGGAGAAAAAAAATATTCTTGTTTTAATAGTAGAGATTTGAAAAAATTAAAAGAATCATGGAATATAAGACATAACGATGACGTTATAAGATTTGATGAACCTAAAGAAATATGGTTGAGTTTAAAAGAAAAATTACATAATGTTTGCAAAAAAGAATCTTGTTGGTTAAGACAAAATTTTGTTAAATCCGAACTAGGGAGACAATTATTAAGTTCTTTTGCTCCAGAAAAACCGAAATCGTGGAAAAAGAAACCATATGAATGGTTATCAACAACTGATATTCAAAAAGTAATGAAACAATATGAAGATGCGTATGATGATTTTGAATTTATTGGCCCATCACCAATTGATTATAACACAAATATAAATAATACTTGTGTATGGCCTGAATTATGTAACTTTAATTTAGAAGAAAAAATGTTAAATGGAATAAAAAATATAGGAATAATATTTAATTTAGATAAACATAATGAACCTGGAAGTCACTGGGTTGCGGTTTTTATATCTTTAGATGAAAAAAAAATATATTATTTTGATAGTAATAAAGTATATAAAAAAGAAATACCAAAGCAAATATTTGAATTAGTTGATAGTTTAAATAATGATAGTTTAAATAATTTTAACTTTAAATTTGACTTTGAATACAATAATAAAATGGAACACCAAAAACAGAATACAGAGTGTGGAATTTATTGCATTTATTTTTTAACTCAATTAATAACAAAACAAAAGAAATGGAGTGATTTTATGAGTGAAAGAATACCAGATAATGAAATGAAAAAATTAAGAAATATTTTTTACAATACTAATTTATAATTGTAAAACAATTTAAACATATAATATAATTACAAGGAATGAATAGTAATAATGTTATAAATACACAAGAAAATAAAGGATATTTATGGAAAATACTACATGAAAATGGTGCTTTTAATAATATTGATAATAATAATGTTCAAGAAATAAAGGATAAATTTGAGAAAATAGTTGAAGATAATATTATTCAGTTTAATTCAAAAAATTATGATATGACAAACACAATTGTTTTATTACGTTGTAATAAAATAATAACTGAACAAATGATGAATATTTTACAAAAATATAGATATGGTTTATTACCAATCAATGAGAAGAATAACAACGATAACATAAATAACAGCAATAGTAGCAATAGCATAAATAACAGCAATAAAAATCCAGTAAATAATTTTGCAATAAATAATTCTAATCATAATAATAGTTTTGAAGAACGTTTAAAAGAAAAGCAAAAAGATTTTGATATGTTATTAAATAAACCTACACCACCTGATATAAATTTTGCTGATAATAATGATGAAAAACCATTAGATGTTGAAAATAACTTAGAAGATTTAAAAAAGCAGCGTAATTATATTGATGAAAATATTGATTTTAAAAAAGATCTTATTGAATTGAAAGAAAAATTGAATGAACAAGAAAATATAATTAAAATACTTCTTCAAAAGATGACTAATTTAGAAAATAAGTTTTCTGATAAAATAAAACGTAATGTTGAAATAAATGAAGAATAAAAATGAAAAAAAATTGATTTTATAATTAAAAAAATTTTAAATTATAAATTCTAACTAAATATTATCTTTATAAATGAATAATTCAAATAGTATGTGGGGTCAGTTTGCTAATATTGAAGAATATTACATTGATGAAAATGGGCAGATAGAAAATAATTATACATTAAAACCAATAAATTATAATGTGGTTTTTTCAAACAGATATTTAAATAATAATAAAATATTTTACTATGAGGATAGTTATATTGTAAAAATAATAAAAGAAGTATTCAAATTTGTAAATTGTATAGGTAATTTGTAATTTTGTAAAATGTAATAAAAAAATCATATATTAATAATATTTTTACATTTTTAATTTAACAATACATCATTTTCATTGCCAAATTAGCTTTATGTTCAGTTTTAATTAGTTTATCAACAATATCTTTTGTAATTGTAAAAGGGAATTGAACATCCATAATAGTTTCATTTTCAAATAACTTAGTTCCTGGTTTCAATAGTCTACATAAGTTAAGTTTTGTATAAATAGTTTCAATACAACGTTTTAGTGTTCTAATTCCTTGTTCACCATTTGTATAATTTTCTACAATATGGTCAATAATTTCATCACTAATAATAATATCACCTTCATTAAATTTAACTTGTTCACATACTTTAGGAAATAAATGCTGTGTTGAAATGATACGTTTATCTTTCTTTTCATAACCCTTTGTTTTAATTCTATACATACGATCTCTAAGAATTGGGTTAATTTTGCTTTCATCATTATAACTGAATATGAATAAGCATTTACTCAAATCAAAATTAATTTCACTGAAGAATTTATCGTGAAATTCATTATTTTGAGAAGTATCGGTCAAATGTGTCAAAATACCAATAATTTCTTCACCTTTTGGTGTATCAGAAACTTTATCAAGTTCATCAAAATATATCACAGGATTCATTGTTTGACATTTGATAAGAATATCTACAATATGTCCCCACATACTGCCTTCATATGTATATGAATGACCTTCCAAAAAACTACTATCAGTAGCACCACCAAGTGCTATGAAAGCAAACTCACGACCAAGAATTTTACTAATACCTTCTTTAACAAGCGTGGTTTTACCAGTTCCCATTGGACCATGAATAGCAACAGCAGTTCCAACTGCCTTTGGATTTGTAATTAGTTGACCAACCATTTGCATAATTTGCATTTTAGCATCATCAAGACCATATACAACATCATCAAGTATCTTTTTAGAATTTTCCAAAAAATCACTACATTTTTCTACTCCATCTTCATAAGTAATATTAAATTGCTTATAAATTCCAAATGGAATTTTCATAAAAGTATCTATCCAATTTTTAACCTTGTAATATTCACCAGCACCTGGTTCCATTTGACGCAACATATTTATTTTTTTCAAAGCACACGCTTTAAAATGTGCTGGAATATCTGATTCCATAAGAGTAATTCTATAAG